TGCTAATTGCCTTTCTCGGTATTCCACCTAGATACATTTAGAATATCTCTAAATCTGAAACAGCACTTAATATGTCATTACTGTTAGGTAATTTCTTGTGATCTTTACTCTTTCCAAAAGCCATATTGTTGTGTTTAAGGTTAATAAAAATGAGCTATAAAAATTAATTTATAGCTCATTGTATTATAATATTGATGTTAAATCCTAGCCATCTAACCAGTCATCATCACCTTCGGTGATTCCATCTGCAGGAGCTTCTGCAACGGCAAATACATCTAATTGACTGGTATTTTCAGTGGATACTTCTGTTGGAGTAATCTCAAACTCACGTAGAGATAAATCTCTCGGGCCAAAGTTTACATTACCAAAAGCACCTGCTGCAACAGCTTCATCTAAATCCTTAAGGATATATTTGAATTTGTCAGCTCTAGTACCAGCAATTACATACTGACGTAAAGTATGACGGTTGTAAGTTGTTTGAATTAACTTCCCATCTCCTTTAGTTTTAACACCTAATAAAACTCCAATCTTGTTAGCGGTAGAACTAACTACTGTACGTAGTAAAGTTGTATCTCCTGTAAAGATTTTAGTCCATTCATCTTTATCAATTTTAGCATAAGCTTCAGATACATTATCCACTTTGTCTAAGTTAAAAGGAAGGTTTAATAAGTTCACTAGGAAAGAGATTAATTCTACCTCACCTCTCTTAGCAACTTTTACACCATCAGCACTATACCAAAACATATTGTCTGGCACTTGCTTGCTCTTGATAGCATCTTGATCTAACCACGTATCTCTTCCGAAAGAGTTTATTACTTTGTACTTTCCGGTTTGAGATTTGTGATGAGTATCTGCAACATAAAACTGAAGTTTTGTTGTTACAGTATTCTCTTCATTAGCAAGATAAAAATCAAGTCTAATTTGAGGCACTTCTCTTTCTCCATCAGAATCAGATACCTTCGTGGTACCTATATATTCTGGATCGAAGTTGATCTCACGACCATAAAGAGCCTCTAGCTCAACTTTTGTAGGGTTTACTGCCACTACTTTGAAATTTTCAGCTCCAGAGTATAACGCTCTTACACTTCCTTCACCTACTTCTACTTGTTTTCCAAATCCACTCATAATTGTCTTCTAAATATTTAATTGAGGCTACTTAAGGTGTAGCCTCTTAACCTATATTATTATTTTTAAATTAATCCCAATCTCCAGGTGCTACTGCATCAGCAATTTCTAATGCTGGCTCATTCTCAACTGCATCTGCTAATGCATCAGCACCATCAGATTCTCCTGCGTCTCCTTGAGTATCAAATATTGGATTCAATTCTTCAGCCTTAGCAACCTCAGCTTGCACTAATTCTTGCAATTGTGCACCAGTAACTTCACCATTGTTAGCTTCTAAAACAGGAGTATCAGCAACAGCCTCGTTATTTACAACAGCAGGAGCTTCTACAACAGTTCCAACAGCGTCTAAACTGAAAGCCTCTAATTCTTTAGCTTCGAATGCATTCAATTCAAACTCAACATTAGATGTATCATCTAATCCTAAGAAGCTGAATATTTCATTACAAGCATGAGAAGAAGTGATAGCCTTACCTTTCTCAGAAGAATCTTCACCATAGGATACTTTGTTCTTAGAAGTTTTGTAAGTTACATCAACATCATCCTCAATTGTACTTCTATTAGCAATCAATACTTGGTTTGGTTCATTTTCACCCATTTCAACAGAAGCAAATACAAACTCTTGAACTTCTCCTACTTCAGCTCCAAGTAATTCTGCAGATTTAGTATTCATTAAAATTCTTCGAGACTTCTTAGCTCCTTTTAAACCCTCAACAGTTATTACTGCTTGGTCAGGGTATTTCTCACTTGTAGCTTGTGCTACTGATTGACCTAATCTCTTTGTGCCAAAAATTATTGTTACACTCATTTTACTATGTTATTTAAAATTAAAATTAAAATTATTGTTGTTTGAATTTATTCTCCGTCTTCAAACTTACGGATTGCTTCTATTACAGCCTTCATATCATTAGGAATAATTTGTCCTGCAAACATTCCTTCTGGACTCTTAGCCATGTTAGTTGTATTGTTCTGAGTCATAAAACCATAACTTACGTCATTACCTTTCTTCTCTACAACAGTTTCTAAGATGTATAAGAACATTCCTTCTGGCTTAACTACATCCTGAACTAACTTACCACCTGGTACGCCAAATACAGTTCTGTCAACTCCATTAAAACTCTTAACTTCTGTGTGAGCCATAACTACAACAGTAAGATCTTCTCTAAGTCCATCAATAGATTTTAATGTCTTGTAAACATTATCACCCATCTCTGTAAACTTAGCGTATCCAACTGTCTTAGCTTTAGACATAAACTCTGCAATCATTGCATAAGTTATAGTATCAATGATAACCGTATTAATGTCAGGTCTGTTCTTTGATATAAAATTCATTAAAGAAACTATCTCACCCCAATTGGTTGTCTTGTAAAAGTTAGATGTTTTAGCATCTAGCTTTAAGCCAAGAGAATCCATGTTAGAAACATAGTTCTTTTTCCATCCTCTAAAAGGCAAAGCCTTCTCATCTGGACAGATAATAAATGTTGTTTTTGGATCTAGTGTTCCTAATGACCAGGTCTTTCCTGTTCCACTGTAACCTGTTACTAAAATTTTGTTAGCCATTTTCTTTTTCTTGTTTTAATGATTCTACACTCTCATTGTATGATGCAAGAAGTAAGTCCTTAGACATTAAAAAAGCTATCTCTCTCTTAGTGAAAGCTTCCTCAACCCCCTTGGTTACTGTTGCAACTGGGTTCTCTGTTTTAGAGTCAACAACTAAATTATTAAATAGCTCTGCATGTCTAGCTTGGAACCCTTCGATATCAGTGATTCCACAAGCATTCATGTCATTGTCAAAATTAGTTGGTTCGTATTCTCCGTGTTCAGGAAGCTCAATTTTATCAACTTCCTTTCTTTTAAAAAAATCTGTTTTACTCATCTTTAACGCTTAAAATTTGCTTAATCTCTAGTAATTTATTTCTGTTACCAAATTTAGTGATTTCTGGTGAAACTACCAAATTTATATGAGTTAATTTCACTGCATTATCTTTGATAAGTCCTTGAATTTTAGCATTTTCATCAAGAAGTTCCTCAATCTCTTGAGATTTCTTAGTACTAACACTTTTTGCAGATTTTAATGCCCTCTGAGTCTTCTCTAATTCATCCTTCGCGTCTCTTGCTTCTTTCTCTAAAATTGGATTAAGAGTTAAGGCTTCTCTTGCGTTTTTCTTCAACTCATCAAGTGCTTCAGCTTTCATATCAGCAGAAACTTGGTCAAGACCTCGCATTGTTATTTCTTCAGGATGATCAGCAGTAACCTGTTGATCTTCCTTGTAAAATAAATCATGTAAATTCTCTGCATTGAAATCATACTCACGACTAACATAATCAATTAAATGATCTAAATCACGAGTCATGTGTCTCAATGGCTCATGATTACCACGATGCATCCCGAAATGATCAGTATCACCCATAAATCTTGAATTCTTATGCATTCCACCTTGAGCTTCAGAAATAATTCTTCTGATAACTTGATTAATCTTAAGGTTAAGATGTCTTCTAATGTCAACAACAGGCATTCGAGTCTTAACCATAGTTGAGACACTTTTCCTTTGAACAATAGTAACAATCTTTTCATTAGACTTCAGAGCTTCAATTTTCTCTTTGTTGGCTTTATCCAACTTGTCATTTAACTTCTTCTCTCTTTTCAGAGATTTCTCAAGAAGATTAGCATTTTCTTTCATCAGTTCATATTCACTGATATCTAATTCTACTTTTGCCATTCTCTATTATCTAAAATATTATAAATTTCTAACCAACTGGGCAATCCAGTTAGGCACTTGTCATCAATATAGACATCAGCAGAAATCTTTCGACAATCTGCACTGAATTTACTGATTAAGTGAGGGAAATTATTGTTGAGATAATGGTAAGGAATTTTGTGATGTTCTAACCAATGTATAGCATCAGCTAAAGCTAATCCTTCACGACAGGTATTTATCACTATTCCAAATCCATCATTAACTAATTTCCGTATAACTACACCAGCATCTTTTCTTTCTTCCCCAAGCTCAGGATAATGAGTCATACATATAGTAAGGTCAAAATCTATCGCTAAGATTCCTTTAAATGGTAGATTATACTCTCTTATCTGGCTCATGAATAATGATTTATATAATAGGATATTAATCCTATACATGTTACAAAAGCAATAAAGGCACCTGTAATTATAAAGAATAGCACCATTCCTCTTTTTGAACTTGATTTATTACTCATCTATGTATAAAATTTAACGATATTGCAGTGTTCAATTAGCTCTTTAGCATCTTCCTCTGTGATTACTGAACCCGAAAGCTCCTCAATC